GTCGCTCATGTCCCGCGAGGTGTGCAAACTCAAGAGCCGCAATATCCTTCGGGTCGGCAAACAGGTACCACTGGGTATTGGCTGAAGCAGCGGTAAGATTAAAGGCTGCAGCAGCGGGGAGATACGGGTCAACGATTAGCTGAAGCCCGTACTGGGGCAGAACATTGGTTGTCGGCCAAGCCGTTCCAGCAGCACCGCCTGTATATCTCTTCTCACTTGAAGTCAGGATTTGGCGAGCCGTCATTTCGAGGGCTGGAGGTACAACAAGGAATTTAGCCCTGCACTGAATCGGCATACCGTTTGCATCCGTCCTGCCTGCCATAGCCTCAAGCCCCTGCTCCAAGAAGCCAATGGTCAGTGCGCCTGCGGTCTCGTTCAGCTCGGCAGCGTTTGTAGAATAAAGGGGACCACCAGCAGCATGGAGGGCACCGCCCGTTGTGAGGTTAGCATACATACGAGCAGCTATCGTGTGTTCGGTTCTTATTGCAGCCCTGGCGAACCTCTCTGGCGTATCCTTGAGAGCGCCCAAATCATCGTTGATTAGGGCTTCCCAGGAGATGTCGAACTGCCGTCCATATTTCAGAACGCTCAGGTCGTATTCCTGCTCTTCCCTGTCACTAGCCAAGTACTCACCCTTTTCTGCTACTCGGGGAAGCATACCATCGCCACCAGTTATGGCAAAGCGCCTTGATACTTTGAAGTCCTTATTAGTGGACAGCTTGGAGTAGGCTTTCCATACTGGCTCAGTAGCTTTATAGGCCGCCATTACTCGCCTGTCCAGGATATCGCCAAAGAGTACGGGGAAGTCGGCTGTAGTCATAGCTTCCCTCATTCGGTATTCGTGTAGATGGGCTGGGACTTTATCGGCATTACTGATTAGCCTGTTGAAAGCAGCTATTTCAGCATCCGTATGCCTGTTGCTCAGGTTGACATACCCGCCCCAGTCCTCCATCAATTTCATTAATTCTGGCATTAGAGTTTCCTCCTATGTTTATTTTGTTTTTACCGTTTTAAGGGGAACTTTTAAGTCCTCCCCACTTTCAACGGCTTCTTTGATTTGGTCAAGAGTAACAGCGTGTTCTTTGATAGCAAGATAGGTGTTGAAGTTCCTCTGAGCTTGGTCATCTTCATGGATAGCCATTTCCTTCTCCGCAATCAGCCCGTCTATCTCTGCAATTCGCTTCTGATTTGACTCAACTTGCTTGCCAAGTCCATAGCGTTCATATGAAAGACTACCTATCTCGTTCAGATATTTCTGTTTTCTCTTTTCTGTCTCAGCGAAGAAATCCATTTCTACTCCTTTATTACTAGGCTTGTGCTTCTGACACCATGATATAGCGAGTGTTGCCATTAATGATACAAGTCAAGGCATGGTCAGGGGTGTCAGTGTTGGCTGCATACTGGTTAGCCGATAGCCCTGCGAACTCAAACACATTTACAGCAGTAGCTTTGCCTGTGGCATCGCCGTCATTTACAAAGCGATGGATAGAATGAACTGTAGCGGTGGCATAATCAGTTGAATCTCCATCAGCCCATAGTTCTGACATTCCGCCAGCGATAGTAGCCCCAGCATTTGCATCCTTAGCCTTGTAGGTTGCACGATGCCCGACTCCCAGTCCTGTAATAGAACCACCAGTTTCGAACTCAATCCCATCATGGCATCCGTGAGCGGTTGCTACAGCCGCTTCTACCATTGTCCTGTTGCGTCCAGCTTCGCCCGAAACGCCAGCACCAGCCAGCATCAATTCCATGTACTGACCACGGACATCTCCTGTAGTGCTCGTCGAGCGGTAGCGGTATTCTCGGAAGATTTTATCTCCGTGTGCACTTGCCTCTGGCACAGCGTGAGTTCCGACCTTCTCCAAAGCATCATCGGGATTCCAGTGGACTTTAACAGGAATGACATCGGTCACACCACTATCGATTGGATAAAGAGCATAACCGAATCTCTGGTGCGTGTTCTTGTTGGCAATCTTGCTCAAGATGCAGGTGGTCTTGTTAATGTAGAGTTCATCACCTACAGCCACAGCTACATTGCCATCCTCGTCTTCAGCAACTACCGATAACTGCCAGACACCCTCAGTGTCAATAGCTACAAGGTCAGTGTTAGCAGACGCGCTTAGGAATGACACGCCTACTATATTCTCCCCTATTAAAATAGGGTCACCCTTATCAACAAGATTGTCAGCCAAGTGCTCAGGATGAGTAATCTGGCTTTCACTGAAGGTCAAGTGCCTAACTTCATAGGTGCTGGAAACCTCGTCTCCAGCGACTCCTGCTTCATATACTCCGTATGGCATTTGTATTTCCTCCTGGTTTATTTGTTAGCCCTTTGCGGCTATCTCGGCTTCCTCGTCACTCATTCCCAGTCCTTTGAATGATTCGACAAGAGCCTCATGGTCTTTCTCGGGGTTAACTTTCGTCTCGCCCATACCTTTTACCTTGCCCGCTTCAGACAGTTTGGCGATATAGTCAACTTCAGAAGTAATCGCTTCCTCAATTCCTTCAGCAGATTCGGCATCCTTGAACCGCTCAATTAACCGCTCTTTAGCAGCATCGGGTAGCTCGGCCTTGTCTACAGCCTCTTTTATGACGGCTTGTGCTTCGGCTTTTGCCTTGTCCTTCTCCGCTTTCTCAGCAGCTTCCTTGAGTTCGTCCCGCTCTTTAGTCAGCGTTCCAATCAGTTCATCCTTTTCCTTGATAAGTTCCTCGTTCTCCATGGCTTTCTTAACCTCCTTGGTTATTTCAGACTTGATATTAGCTTCAATGGCCTTTACCAAATCAGGGCGTTTCTCCTTTAGGGCAGACAGTTCCACCAAGTCAATATCGTGGTTCCTGTCAGATTCATAGAGTGTGACAATCCCGCCAGCTCCAGGTTCAGTCACAAAATCAACTGACCTGCAGGCTACAAGTTTCTCGATTACCAGAGTTTCCTTGCCCTCGATGGTGCCTTTAGACGCGCTGCCGACTGCATTGATTGAGATGCCCATTTCTGAAAGCATCTGCTTATCTCGCAGGGAAGCTAACTTCTGCATCAACCAGGGCTCGACAATCTCGGCAATACCAGAAACTACTCCGCTCTCATCACACGTAACATCCGATAATGTAGCAACCCAATCCTTTATCGACCTTTCAGGGCGGGCTTTGTCTTCTTCCTCTGTGGGGTGGTCGGCATACATCTTCATGCCTTCAAATATTTTGTAATCCCTTTTAAGGACTTCTGCGGGATAGTACCTGTCTTCAGTGGCGTTGAAGCCAGCCTTGATAACAACTACCGTAGCGCGGCCTTTATCAAACTTGGCCTCTAGGAGGTTGTTGTAATTAAGTATCCTCTCACGGGTTTCTGACTCCTTTACCCATCGTGGTATCTCTTCCTCTTCAACGCCTAGCTTTCGATATTCATTCCGTATCTTCCGTTTCACCGCTGGCATATCAGCAGCAGGTATAGCCACTTTCTGCCCCCTGAATCCGCCCGGGCTTAAAGCGGCTGCCGCCCTCCCTAACTGTGCCCTTGTCACCTTTTTGGTGGGGTCTTCCCATAGCCTTAACTTCCATTCTGATGGTTTATCAGCTTCAGGCACATAGGCGAAGGCGGCAGCAGGAAACTTCAAGCCATCCTCTGTTTTCATACTCACCTGCTCTTTAATTGATTCCAGAACAACGGCTGCTTCCTTCGTAGCCTTTTTAACATCTTCCTCATCAGGCGCTTCGGATGATAGAAGCTCCTGGCAGAGTTCGAGTATCTTTCTAATCCTCGATGAGTCTAAACTGGCATTCCGCCTGCCAGCTTCCTGTATGATTTCAGAATACGCGGTCTGTAACGATTCCATGGGTTTATAGACTTTAGTGCTTAACACCTTCTTCGGCTCACCAAATACGGCCTTGCCATCTTCACCCAACTCATAACTGGACTCATAGAGCTGCCCGTCAACATCATAAATCACCTTGTCCGCAAACACTTCATCAATAGTTAAATTCTTGGGTATAGGGGTTGACTGCCCTATCTTGTATTCCGTGACCAACGCTGCTTGAAGTAATTTGCTCTTGTTCTTATCACTTAGCATTTCTGCCTCCTTGGCTACCCATCTGCCATTTTGTTTCTTATACTGTTTCTCAACTGCCTCCCAAGCCGTAGCGTGAGCCAGGGCTTCCCGCTGCTTTCCCCTATCTTTATACTGCTCGAAGGCAGAATTAAAAGCCTTCTGATATATCTCCTGCGCGTGTTTGGGCATCTTCTTAACCGCGTCCGGCAGGTCGGCCAGTGTATCGTATGGCATGAGTTACCTCCTTGATTTTAGGCAATGCAAAAGCCGCCCATTTCTGAACGGCTTTAGAACTTTTCCTACACGTGGTAGGTAAGTTATTTCTTTAATTTAGCTGGTGCTATTCCTCTTCCTTTTTGACTTTTTCAACATCTTCATCTGTTAATGGCTCGCCACTGAAATCAAACCTATCCTCTCCTAGTGCGGGGTCTACATACTTTCCATCCTTTTTCATATTACTATTACCACAACACCTTTAATATTTTAGCCATTGGCCGATTTAATTTCGTGAATGCTGTTGGATTCTTAGCAAAAGCAGCATAACATTCGGCAAAGAATTCTTCTGCATCCACACGTGCATAAAGAGAAACGAAACCCTTTCCCGATTTTGTCGAAGCATTAAAAGCATCAAAAATTCTGAATTTGGTCTGGTCGTGGGGAATCATAATCTTTCTTTTAAAAACAGCATGACCAATCTCATGTATAACATTCTCATGCCCAATTTTGCCCGCTAAAACTATATTATTTGACCCATCGCAGTATGCCATTGCTCCACGAACTTTCTGGACTTTAGCAGTATTGATTTGGATGCTTTGAATAGTTGCTAGATGGCTATCAGGAAGATTTGCCGCCCTCAATTCCTTCAGAGTTGGGCGAAGTCCATCAATGTCAACCTGTCTCTTCCCCCCCACCTTTAACTTATCGTCAATGAGTTTTTTCATTTCAGGCGAATCGCCACTAATAGGCTCTGCCTTGGGGGGTTTAACCTTGGGTTCTTCGGGTGGTTTCTTCTTTTCTGGTAACTTTGCCGGTGCTATCGTACATCTACAATCTGGATGCTGAGGAGGTGCCATAACTCCACCGCTGAACTCTTGATTATAGGGGATTATTCCCTCTGCTTCATTACCCATGCATTCATCACTTACGTTATCATCACCGGCGGTTACCCACTCTTTGCCGTCAATCCCCATGTCTTCCATCGAATCTAAACTAGCTTGTGAGAGTGCGTTGGCCGTCTCAGTGCGTGCGATGAGTTCGCTGCGATATTTAGTCATATCTCCGAAGGTATTGCGTATATCTCTGGCCAATCCTGGGATACCGCGCTTATTGGCAATCCCCTCACCAATCGTATGGGCTAACCGTCTCTTAGTTTCTTCCGCCATCTGTGTTACCAGTTCAGCCCCGTGCTTGCCCGCCCAGTCTATTGCTCCCTGAATCGGTGGGCCCTCATAAGCAATGGGGATACCGCCCTTAGTTTTGCCCCACGTTACCATCTCGGCTGTGCCCGAAATGTGTATCTCAGCCAACTCACCAGCTACACTTGCTTTTAGTTTCTTATCAAGGGTGGCCAGAATGGGATCGAGTATATTAGCGACATCCTTTTCTAATGGCATTTATTCCTCTGCATACACACAGCAATATGTTGTCTCAAATCCTCAATATCCTTGAATCCAACATACCACCAGACCAACTCCCCTTCTTTACAAAAATAGACTATGGGCAAATTCCGTAAAAACGTTTCCATCATTACTCCTTTTCTAGTGGCATCTATTCCTTTAGTAGTGACTCAACGGCCTCATAACCCATTCTCATAGCTGCTGCAAGTTCTGGGCTGTTATCTTCAATCTTTTTCATTTCAGCAGGAGTTGGCTTATCCCATACCTTCAGTACGCAACCCTGTGAGTCGAGATAGATTAACCAAGCCCAAGCTTCTGATAAATAATATTTTGCCTCCGCTACATCTCCATCCCGCTTTGCCAGCACCCTTGCTATCCCCCTCCACACCTCTTCCTGCTTACTCATAGTTACTCCTTTTCGACATACCTATTATAAATCCCCTCTAATTTACTGAAAGGGAAGGCATCCTCTAAAGACTTGAAATATTTAGCCAGCTCTTTTTCTAGCTTTCCTTTTAGCTTTAGGTTTCTTGGGCTGCGCTGGTTTGCTGGTATCTCCGCTTCCAGAAGGTTGATTATCTGGTTTATCTCCGCTATCACTGTCATCCTTAACTCCTGACTGAAACCGCTCATTCATAATTGGGCCAGGTGGTGTCTCGGGATACCCCAATATCTCCCGTTGCTTGGCCTCAGCTTTCTTGCCTGCCTCACAGTCGCAGAACTCAACAAGCAGTCCCGCGTTGTGCTCGATAAACCCTACATCCTGACATTTCTCACATTTCATTATTTACTCCTTTTTACCGTCTTCGCCAACTCAACAAAAGCATTATGTACTTGAGCCATCGTAGGATAGCAGCCCCGAATCACCTTTGCCCAATTCTTCATTATCTATTCCTTTTCGCTCCTTACATCCCCACAGTATAAGCAGACTTTCTCAGGCTTACAGGATATGCTATCCCATTCATTGATATAAAAGTGCTTGCAACTGTCATGTTTCGCATAAGTTAGGAGGGCGTCCTTCGGCTCGCCTACGCATCCAGTCCTTTTAGTCGCTGCCCTTTCTACCGCTGCACAGTGATTGCATTGGAGCTGATTGCCGTTATAATAGTGTGAGATATAAACAAAGCGTCCTATACCACAGGTTTCACAGGTGCAATATACAAAGCGTGACTTCTCAGGACGCTTACCCACTTCCCAACCATACCGCACCGTGCCTACGGAAAGAGTTGCCACCATTTTGTTATCCAGCTACTCCTATCTCCCAATCTCCCTATAAGATTTGGTATCATGTGCTGTGGTTCAAGAGCGTAAATCCAATCATCCTCAATCCCCTGAATGGTCTCATGCACTACTGCCATACAGAGCAGGTGGGAGCTAACTACCCGGTTCCCCTCTAACTCAAACAGTATCATCGGATACAATCTGAACCCTTCCTCCGCGGCATCCCTCATCAGCATATAGGAATACTCGGTACAGTCGAAGTCAGTCTCTTCATATATTATAGCAGAATTCCAGGATGTTGTAAAGTCGAAGAATTCTGCCCTGTTCTCAAAGTCCCGCAAGCCTGCCCACTCACCCCGCAACTCTTTCTTCAACTGCACCTTGAGTTCCCTGTTCTCCCTTAAAAGGGCGTCACTTTCTGCCTCTACTTCGGCAAAACTTTCATCATAAGCTTCAACTATTGCTATGATTTCTCGCTTTGTCTGTCTCTCCCAGACTCGCAGTTGTATCTTGGCAATCAGAGCTTTTTCCTCAAGGGTGGCTGCCTGTGCGTTCAATCTCTCTATCTCATCCCAGTACCAGCCAGTTTTTACGTTCAGTTGCGCAAACTT